TTCACGTTGGGGCCGTTATATTCGTTGTAAGCAACCCCTCCAACAATCTCACCATCTACTTCCCATCCAATCCCTGTTGCACACCCAAAATTCCCAAAATCATTCGTCTGCCTGGCTACCCACTCGACTATGCCATCACCAATAACGATCAAATTACCGCCCCTGGTTCAAACACGAAATCCGTTGAAGCCCAATGAGTCTCAATACCCTGTGATGCCATTTTCAATCTCAATGCAGCAGCGAACCCAACACCGTTAACACCTTGCCAGTATTTAGTGACTGTAAGACCACCACCCCATATTCCTGTATCCCAAACAGCGGAGTCCCACACGGCACTTGTTACTGGAGCATAAGCCAGTGTCCCGGTAACATCGGTATCATCGAAGTCAACATTTATACCGGCAAGCGTAGTAGGCGAACCTTCCGTAAGCAGGATCGGACGAACCATTGTCCAACGCTTTAACAGCCCACGGTTTCCGAAGTAACTGAACGCTTGTTTGGCATTCCCGTTGATATTTGTGGAGTTGTCAGAGTATCCATTCCATGCCCTTCCAACATACCCATTACCGCCAAAGTATGGCTCATCGTTGAAAATGCACCAGCAGTTAGCACCAATGTTTGTCCAGTTGCACCAAGACTTCGTGATGGTATTCATTACATACTGAGTCTGTTGTCCAGCAGATACAGGGACGTTAAGGATCAGCATGTTGGCTTTTGCGTAGTACAAAAGCTGCCATCCGAAATTAGCCCCATAATCCGTAGCAGCTTGTGAAACTGCGTAGTAAATCTTGTCCGTAAGAGCAACTCTTGGATCAAGCCTGGAAGATTGAAGTGCAGACGCAAGAGGCATCAGGCCGTCTTGAGTAAGCATCAAACAATCACCGGCCCACTTCAGGGTACATCTACGACCCAATGGTGCTCCAATCTCCCAAATGCCCACCAAAGCCCATTTAGTAGCATCTGATGGGTCTGTGCCTTTATAGACAATCACTTCTCCATTGGAAGTGATAAATACCGCATGGTCATCTACTCCAGCACCAGCATCCAGCGTCCAGTTCTCCATCGCCATCATGTATCCACCCTGGCGAGCAACGGAACTGAAATCGAGAAGCGCAGCCGCACCAGCGATTGAGTCAGTAGGCAAATACCAAACCTTCAACGTATCTTTTTGGACAAGAAAAATACGATGCTTAAACAGATTGATGTGTATGCACTGAGCAGTATCAACTCCAGTAATGTCATGGGTTCCATCGCCATCAGTCCACCATGTTGAACCGTTGTATCCACGCAGTTTGTCAGCACCGTTTACACACAAAAGGAACGACCCGCCAGATGTAGTGATGTTTTGATCCTGCCACCGCGCATTGGTCAATCCGGTTACAACCGCTGCTCCGATTGCTCCTGAGGATGTGGCATTGTAGAAAGATGTCCCCGCCGCAGCAAACAGTGTATTCGTTGTCCCTGCTGAGTACGGCATCAGTGATTCAATTTGCCCACTGAATCCCGTCTTGTGCTGTGTGTAACCCTTCCTCAACATCACATCCGAAGTCGTCGGGAAGTAGTTCGTCAGATAAACAGCATCCGTTGGCTTCATCTCACCAATAGAATCACGCGCATTCCATCCACCCACAGGAGCCGGAATGGAAGCAGAGCGCGAAGATGCTTTCTTAGCTGCCATAGTTGCTATCCGGGATGTTGGCCCACCCGATCAATACTTGCGACGGACGAGGAGCAAAACTCAACGTAGCTGAACCAGCATCTTCTGCTTTTGCAATATCTAGGAACCGCTTGAAATCACGGGTCATTGCTGTGGCATCGAATCCCTTGATTTCCATGTACTTCATCTTGGTGAACAGCACCATCAGACGAGTTGGGAAAATACAGGTATCCGTATCCACCGTGAAAGCAGATTTACTCGTTCCACCTACATCCGTAGCCCATCCATTCGAGATGTACTCAAACCCAAGGTATTCCGAGGTCGAGATAAGCGGCCAAATCTGGAAGTAGCTACCGAGCAACCGCCAGCGAAGTCTGGGTCCAGAAGCGATATATCCGCTCTTGAGCCATTGCCACTGTTGAGCAGACTCTGGTCCGAGCATTTCCCAATGCTTTGTCTTATCCCATTGGGTACGATCTACTAGGCGGTCATAGTCGGATGGAAGGGGATACTTCGATTGCCCAAACGTCAGAGTGTAAGTACCCGTTGCAGAGGCATTCTGCGTTAGAGTAACTTGGGTAGGAGAATCTACAGACAGAACATAGCAGTCTTGTGGAGCAGACGACCCCGTAACCATGTAGGTTCCAGCAGTAATCGTCGCGGTACTGGTTATCCCTGTGACAATGGGAGAACCAGAGACTGTCGTTCCGCTGGATTGGTAATACTGAGTCGTGAAACGATACTCTTTGTCCAACGCTCTCCAGTTGTGTTCCATACACAACTCGGTTCCAGCCGCATTCATCAACGCGAGTATCTGAATGGTATCTTGGGCTTGGCTGGAAGCTACCGCTGTAATCGGGGATAAGCCTAGTTCATTGGCTACCGATTGCGCGATGGAGAGCATTGTTGCCATGACATATCCTTTTGCCTAGTATTAAGCAGCCTCTTGTTCAGGCTTCTTGCCAAAATTAGGATTCCCGCGCTTCTTGGGTTCCTCTTTCTGGCCTACGGCAGCAAGGATTTGCGCCATTTGCTCTTGCATTGCCGCTAGTTTAGCATCAGTTTCAGCACGAATACTAGCGTTTTCTTCACGCAACTTGGTCATTTCCTCATTCTGGCGGTGCAAAATGGACTCATCACCGGCTACTTTAAGGAAATTCTGCGCCCTGGACCGAAGCATGTTCCCACTCATGCCTACTTTCATCCCAAAAGCCTGTAGTTGAGAGTCAGAAGCTGTTGCAAGTGACTCTACCGTGTGGAACTTCAAATACCGGAGTTCTTCAGCCATTGCCGGGGTTACAAGCGGCCACTGGCTGATCGGAGTTCCTACCAGTTTCGGGTCATCTCCATGGGTATTCTGATAGTGCGCCCAATGAAGCGGGAATCGAGCCTTATGATCCTCTCGGACTTCAGCGATGGAAGTCAGCGTGTTATCACCAGGAACAGAGATAATGATGAAATCCCTGTCCTCAAAGATCGGACGGCCTTCTTTTTCGCTTTGGAAGTCGTTTTTAACAGGACGGCTTTCAAACCGTACATTCAGACGCGAATCTGCACTTTTGTCGTCGCTTTCGATACCCATTTGAATCTCCTAAGTGGTTAGGTAAAAAATTGAATAAATGTCATGCTTCAATGAAAAATCAACATTGAATCCAAGACGGTTAAATGTCTCCATCCACCATTCATACGGCTGAACAGTCAAATGGAGTTGCTGCCCTATAAGTTCCCCGCAGACATCGGGAACTGTTGAAATCTGGAAAAAGCACTTTCCGCAAGATTCCATGATGTTCTTGATTACAGCATCAACATTTTCTGGCTCGATATGCTCCATCACGTCGGTACAGTATCCATAATCCGCGAGGATAGGTATCTGCTTGGTCATGTCGCAAACAAGGAACGAGAAGTCCTTGCAATCTCTGTCCCGGCAGTTATCAGCAAAGTCAACTTGTATCACTTCGCAGTTGGATAGTTCCCTAATCGCTTTTGATCCACGGCCTGTTCCGCATCCGTAATCGACAATCCGGTATCCGGCAATAGGTTTTACAACATCTATGAACACTTGTGCCGTTAGTTCTCCAGGCGACACTTGGCGATATGCAGCATGTTCCCACATCGCCTCATACTTTGACTTTTCATCAGGGAACATTTCAGGCTCTGGGATAGGAGGCTGACGGCGCACCACGGCAGGTAGCAGACCATCACCATCTACGGTGATAATGCAACCCTTGTCGATCAAATCATTTGCCAGAATGGGAAACAGTTCAGCTTGCTTCGCCATTGCGATACTGCATTTGTACCGCACGTTATCCAACGTCACATAGCAGCAGGAATCATTGACGTTCAGCGATTGCTTAAACGCATGGCCTTTGGACTCTCTATAGCTTGAGTCATACCCATATAGGTGCAGAAACCTGTACCCAAGGGTATAAACAAGGCACATGGCTGAAAGCCCTACAGTCGTTCCACCACCAATCTGGGAGTATTCAAAGTCGACTACTGGCTCTGTTCCGGCAAGGTCTGGGATGTACGGTTGCCACAGGATAGCCAGATCCCCAGCAATATCAAACGTGGAAGGATGGCATTGCGCCGATAGCAGGTACTTGTCTGCCCATCCAATAAAGAACTTGTTCTCCTCACGGGCATCAACCATTACGGTGTAATCGACCGTGATTCCATTTTCAAACAAGTATTTTGCTGATCCGTTTAGGGCGAATATCTTCTGCCCAAGGCTCTGTCGCCACTTGATCGAATCAAGGCAATCAGCCACAGATGGGCCGCTACCTACGATTACTGCGTGTTCCTCATGTGGAGGAACCATCTTCACCCACGGTAACTTCAACCGAGAGTTCTGTGCTATCTGTTGCTGAAGCGTGTCATTATCGGTATTGCACTCAACAACAATGTCGTTCATTTAAGCCTCTGCGAGTAGTCGCGTTTGGTTTAGATGTAAAAACGGGGAAGGCTTTTGACCCTTCCCGCCGATTCCCGTATCGCCTGATTAGGTGATGCGGCCCATCATGTGAGGACGTTGAATCGTCACAGCAATGGTGGTAACAGCAGACGCAACCGAGGTGGTATTGGCAGTACGCGCACCGATGATTTGCACACCGGAAGCATTTTTGCCAATAACACCCGTCGAAATGAAACCGATTGCCTGCTTGTTGCTGAACTTCACCGTGGTTTTCTTCACAACAGCCGTCCCGCTGATCTGATACCACGACCAGTTGGTAGTCGAAGTATTAGCGGCCATCGAAACGGCCAGGGGCATACCAGACTTGTTGACCGTGGCAGCAGTCGGGATGGTCGGCGCAAACGTCGAGGCATCATACTGAACCACAGTGCCAATTGCGTTGGAAGCAACACCCGTCAGCAGAATGAACTCACCAGCACCGTAAGTTGGGTCAATCGCGGTAACGATTTGTCCCAACGTGGCCGG